CAATTCTGAAGGAAGATTTTCAAATTTTTCAAATTCGATATTGACTCGAACATCTTGATTATTGAGAGCTTTCATGTTTATTGTGTCAATGTCAAAGTTGAGACGAGTATAGTACTTTCGTGGAGCTGTAATAGTTGACGTGTCATTTTTACCTTCGAGGATAGTGAGTCCAGCTTGATTTTCGTATGGTATTCCAAGATCATCTTCAATGATGAGTCTTTCACTCGTAAGGCGATCGATCGTTTGACCACCGATGGTCAATGACGCATTTTTTATCAACTTACACGCAACCGACTCCTTGTACGAAAATCCGGTCGATGGTGGGGGCGTGAATCCGCGGATCCACCCTGCCTGAATAAGTGTCAGTGGAGCAGTTAAAGTTCCATTTGTAAAGTTGTATGCAGGATAGCCACTCACGTTGAAAAAATCAGGTGCGCGAATATCAAAGCCCCAAAATGAGGCGCTTTTTTCATTTTTGAAAAAGATGTTCGAGTACGCCGGGGACGTGAATACAAACTTTGTTTTGGTTGAATCGTAAGAAACAGAAATGTTCGAGTACCCTACAAAATTTGTCGCCCATTGATTTAAAAATTGCGTATTAAAATAACCGACGAAATCACCCGGCTGGATGGCTAATGTATTTGTTTGCACAAATATCCCACCGTCAACCTGGTCAGAGTACAAAGGGTACACGTAACCAGGGCCTAAAGGGTTGTACAGAGCAGGAAGTTCAGAACTCACAGTGAAACGTCTCACAACATCTCCTTTAGGAGGGATCAACGCTGATGCGGAATCACCAAATTTTATATTGGAGGCATCGAACGGAACCTCATATGTTTCTGCCGTATATTCTTTTGTTGGTTTACTTTTTACAGAAAATAAAGTATAATCAGGATTACTGACAAATGTTCCATTCAAGTCTAGATGAATTTTGGCACCTGACATGTCCTATTAAATATCGGGGTTTTATTTTTGCTGCGTATTCCGCGTGTACAAAAAAACCCAGTACAATATTAGGAAATGTCCAATTTGCAGCTCAAAAAGTTTGACCCGAGTAAGATTGGCGACGACAAGGTGTGCGTATTCATCGGTAAGCGCGGCACGGGAAAGTCAACGCTCGTCACGGACATTATGTACCACAAACGACACCTGCCCGTCGGTATCGTCATGTCCGGTACAGAGGATGGTAACCACTACTACAAGCAGTTTATCCCGGATCTATTCATCTACGGCGATTACAAACGAGACGCCATAGAAAAGGTGCTCGAGCGCCAGAGGCGAATCGTATCAGCTGGTGGTAAATCAAGTGCCTTTTTGCTTCTGGATGATTGCATGTACGACAAGGCGTTCATGAAAGACACATGCATCAGACAATGTTTCATGAACGGGCGTCACTGGAAAATATTCTTTTTGCTGACTATGCAGTATTGTATGGACCTGAGTCCAGACCTGCGTGCAAACGTCGATTACGTGTTTGTCCTCCGCGAAAATGTGATTCAGAATCGTGAGCGTCTGTACAAGGCGTTCTTCGGTGTGTTTCCGACGTTTGACATGTTTTGTCAGGTGATGAATGCCTGCACCGAAAACTATGAATGTCTCGTCCTCGACAACACGAGCAAATCCAATCGTATCGAGGACTGTGTTTACTACTACAAGGCGCCGATTCGCAAAGGGTTTCGGATCGGATCCGAAGCCATGTGGCAGTACCACCAGAAAAACTATAATCCGAAGCACGTCTCAACGCCATTGGTCACGTCTGGAACACCACCAGGGAGCGCTCGTCGCCCAGGTGTCACTGTGAAAAAGGTCTGACGGACACACAGGCACGAAAGTGCCCCCTAGAGGATTGATTGCGCCCCTATCACGTAAAAGATTTCATACACACCAATAGATGATTATCGAGAATCTCGATTTCAATGGATCGAGCGACATCCTGCAGTACATTCCTCAGGTGGAACCTGTGCAGCAGCAGCCGACACAGGACCAACCACCTGTTCAGCATCAGAGTTCGTTCGGTCTCCCAGATGAACTTCAGCCGGTGTATCAGACGCGTGCGATCGAACAGCCCGAGTTATTTAAAGCCGAAATAAAACCTCCCCAAATAGAAATGGATTTCTCGACGCCAATTTCTGATGTTGTGCCGAGTGCTGATTTCGACATGGGGCCATCGATGGGTGGCGGTCCGTACAAGAACCCACAGAACAATAGAGTGGCTGCGCTGAGCCTGGACAATGCGTCCGCCGGCCCAGTTTCCTCATCCTCTTCAAAGAACCCATTTGGTCTGACTGACGACCAGTTGAACGCGGCGCTCGCGGGCATTGCCGCAGTCGCTGCATTCTCCAAGCCGGTTCAGAACAAATTGGCGGATCTTATTCCTAAATATATGAGCGATGCGGGTAATCTGTCAGCGACAGGCATGCTCGCTACCGCATTTATCACGGCTGTTATTTTTTTCATTGTTCACAAGTTCGCCAAACCCCCACCAAAGAAGTAGACGCGTCTAGTTCGAGTACAGCAGCCCGCCCATGCCATCCTTGATGCGCAGGACGTTATAGTTCATCGCGTAAAAGTAGCGACCGTTGCCGCCAGCCAGAGTGCTCAGTGAGACACCGGCCGGTGCGACGATGCGGTACGTGTCGATGCGTGAAAAGTTCAGCGTGCCAGTTGGCTGAAGCTTTGACGTGTCCAGGCAGTAGGAAATCAGTGCGACGTTCGCCGTTGCACCGCCGTGGTTGTAGCCGTAAGGGGTGTGGTAGTATTGGGGAACATCGATCCACTGGAACATGGAGCGCGAGTCACCAATGTCCACGCCGTTAATCTGCGTCTTGAACTGGTAGTTGACGGCTGGGATCTGGGTGGTACCCACGCCGTACGAGTTTGTGTAGTTGTTGGACTGGAATGCAAGGAACTTGATGGGGTGAGCCAGAGCCAGCTCCTGCATGTTGCCGGTCGCGATGGGGATGCGGTTCATCTGGGTGATCAGCAGGTCCATGGGCGTGTTGGCAAAGTACTCACGCTCCGCCTGGTCCAGGTACACAAAGTTGGTCCAGGCCTCGTACTGGAACGAGGAGTAGGCGGCAGTCGCCGGCAGACCCGTCAGCGCCAGCGTCGAACCCAGGGTTGTGCTCCACGTGATGCGAATCTCGACGTCGTGATACTGGAGCGCCACCAGGGGCAGAGACACGTTCCAGTCCTTGCAGAAGAAAAACTTAAGCGGCAGGAACCCATTGGTGATGTTGGTGGGACCAGTGCCGTTGTTGAGGTAGCGCTGGGAGAAGTTCTGGGCACCAGTCACCGCCTCGACGCTCGTCATCCACGTGATGTCCTGTGTATCGACAATCTGACCACCGACAAGCAGCTCAACCTTGTCGATGACGTTGGTCCAGTTGATACCTGGGATCAGAGCACCAGTCGAATCTCTGGCAATCAGGTACATGTAGTTGATGAGGTCACCCTTCTTCTCCAAACGGATCGTGGAGATGTTACCAGCCGAGGGGTTACCCTGGATCAGTTGGCGTTCGGGTGAGTTGGCGTAGTGTGTGTAGCGTTTGTAGCTGGAACGATAGAAAGAAACCTCTGGCTTACCCGTCAGCCACGCGTCCTGAGCACCGGTCGCGACAAGCTGAACGATACCACCAGACATTTACAATGGTGTGAGAAAAAAACTGGTCTCGAATCGGACACGGAAAACTTTCCACCTGCGGTGGAAAGGTGAATCAGTCCTGAATCATGATGCCGCAATACTCGAGCGAACCTTCGATTGGCGTATAAATGCCCAGAGTTTTACAGAGCGCCTTGAGGTCTTTGAACGACGCCCAGAATTCAGGAGAATGATCATACTCGTCGACTGTGACGTGAGCCAGTTCATGAATGAGCACATTCATCGCCGAGTTTATATCATCCTTGTCTAGGCAGATGTAAATTTCATACCCTTTATTTACGTTATAGCCTATGGTGCCTCGATTCATACGGGACCCGTGGATTCCCGTGAGGATACACCGTTTCCTGAGGCGAGCGAATCTCGGATCGACAACCTCCGTGCTCTTGAGGTGATTCAAAAGCACGTCGTATCGCTGACGAATGTCCGTCATGAGTGGCGCTTCACGGCGACTGCTCCATGCAGCAACCGCGAGGGTCACGACGAGCAGACCCGTCTGTATGATTCCGGATGCCATCCTACTGATCTAGACGTAGAAAAACAAACTGCGCATAAATGTCGGTGACGAGTCCCGTCTTGTCTGGTGTGATAGGTCCCCACGCTACACATCGAAACTCGGGCTCGAGTGCATGACGGAAGGCGTTCCCATCGAGGAGGGGTTCATACTTGGGGCCGTCTGCGTAAAACGGACCGTCCGTCAGGCTCATGAGCACCTTATCATCGTGAATCTCAAAGACGTTACCAAGTGCATCTGGGGAATTAGCGCCCTCGATGAGACTCTTCTCAGGTGTGATACCGAGGAGGAGTCCACCTGGTTTGACAGCCAGCTTGATTGCCTTGATGCTCTGTTCAAAATGATCTCCGAGAATGTACTGGATTGAAAAGTTGTAGCACACCACGTCAAACGGACCTGCAAACGCCGCCTGACGAATATCACCGGCACCCAAAAACCACACCCCGATACCAATGTCAAGTGACCGCTCTTCTGCCTCCTGGAGAGATTTTTCGTCGGGATCGATGGCGGCGACACGGGCACGTACAGCCTTCCACTTGTGCAAATCACCGCCGCGGCCGCATCCACAATCAAGAACGTATGAATTCGGACGGACCCATTGGTTAATCAGGTCACGCTTCGCCTGATTGTGGCGTTTACGGAGTTGATCCATTGTTTCACTTAAAAGAGTGGTGTGTAGTAGTTTTAAATGGGTTCTCTCGAGCAGGATTACTTGACGGTGCCAGGACAGCTTTTTGCGCTGATTTCCATCGTCGGTCCGGATATGCCCCAGAAGAATGAGCAGCTGGGTCTGAAGATCCGCGGGTGTTTTGCCACGAAGGATGAGGCGGAGAGCCACGCCAAGCGTCTGCAGAAGGAGGATGCGCTCGTCGATATTTACGTCGTCGACATGTACAAGTGGCTGCTGATTCCCCCTGACCGTCTCCAGATTGATAACGTCCACTACCAGAATGAGAAGCTGGAGGAGATTATGACCAAGTACCGTGACAACCAGCGTCAGGCGTCGGCCATGTTTGAGAAGCGCAAGCGTGACATGCTCGCCAAGCCCCTCGAGGGGTCGGCGACGCCGTTCATCGAGCCCGGTGACGAGAACTCCAAGTACTACTCTCGCCCGGATGTACCGCCCATTCCTCACCCAGCTGAGCTCATCGAGGATCTGAAGAAGGAGTTTCCAGACAAGGAGATGCCTGAGCTGGTGAAGATTGCCGATGACCGTATCGCTGAGGAGATTGAGCGTCGTCGTGTCCAGCAGGAGGAGGAGCGCGCCAATGCGCCAGCTGTTCAGATTGACGCCGGTCCAGCACCAGAGCCTACCGGTGCAGGCAGCGCGGCGGCAGGGCTACTGGGTTAAATAGTCCTTTCCGCCGCAGGTGGAAAGGCCGCCACCGCTTCTCGGATGACAACGGTACGAAGTACCTCCTTGGAAAAAAAACATACACAATAAATAGATGAAGGTACACTGGTCATTATGGGTCGCTCTCGCTGTACTCGTATTGATCGTTGTGATTCTTTCAGCACGCAGAGAGGGGTATGCTCCTCCGCGTGATGAAAACACGATGCCCCCGTATACGGAAGATGTAGGTAACACAGTGACGACATCAAACAATCTCCCGTACGTCGATTCGACGAGCAACGTCGTCCAGGTTGACAATCAGTCGCAGATATATAAAGACATGGGCGGTATGGATTTCCAGATTCAGTCGGGAAACCCAATCCTCAATTTCATCCAGGGCGATCCTTCATCAAACGTGATGTATGGTGACTTCGTACCAAACGAGTCTGATGGAGGGTCGGCAAGAATGTATGCATACGGAGTTGAAAGTGAAAGCACCGAAGGCGACATGCTTCCTCCGGTACCTACCGTATCATCCGAATTCTCACCCGTCATTGGAGTCGATATTAAAGGCAGTCCAATAATGCCCGACTCTGGTCAGTACATACCAACCCTGACGTCTCCTATGACTCCCTTCTTGGGAGATCAACCTGGAATTAGTGCTTCAGAATCACCGGCGTCAGAGACTTTCCCAGCAGCAGCCCAATGAAAAACGCAGCAAATACAAGAATTATAGTCTCTTTTGAAATTTTATCAAGCATATCAACTGACTGATTCTGAGGATAGAAAACACGGGGGCCCTGATCATAGTACGAGCGTGCGTCGTGCTGTGGGTGCTCCTCGGCCTCGACCTCGTCCACGAGCTGGTGTTGCTGCGGGTCGCCGTTCGCCTCGGTCACTGGAAACATCGGTCTCACCGGACTCGGATCGAACATCCGATCCATTACTCTCAGAGTCACTACTGCTTTTATCTTCGACTATGAACCCAGCGAGGTTCCCCTCCTCATCGGCATCACTCTCACTTGAGATATCCTCCGTGTCATAGGATAACTCAGATGAAACGCTGCCAGACTCTTCCGTGTCGTAGTCGTCATCGGCATAGTCATCCTCGCACACCTCCTGTGGTGTGTAACGCTCAGGCGCCTTGACGGCACGACCTGAACGCGTACGTGTCACCGGCTTATTGTCCGTGGCTTCTGGGGTCTGGGAAGTGTCCGTTGATGGCTGCTCCTGACCGACTGACATCAGTCTCTGTATCATCAGGGGCTAAATCGTTTAAGTACTTTGGAAAGAAATAAAGACCGTTTTTGTGTGCGAGCTCGAACAAAGTAGTTTCGCCCTCGACTCCCATCTGAACGGCGATGGATTCGAGCGTCTCCTGATGTTCGTGGTCATCTGCGCGCTGGATGAAAAGAGCGAGGTTACGAACATCTTCAATCGCTCGGTAAAGACCCCCAGCTCTTTGATCGAGACTTGCCTGTTGGTTTTCGAACTCCGACAGATGACTTTGAAGCAGATCCCATGTTTGAGGGTCGAGACCCGAGTATGGGTGCACCTCTCTGAGGAACCGATTCTTCTTGCCACCAAAAGTCGGGAATAAGATCACAAATAGACACATAATTAGAATTATCCACAGCAACATTGCTGCGTAATTCCTCTACTATACTCGGAGAAAGAATATGTTCCCGTCCGACAAACTTTTGCTCTTTGCACTCGTCGTCATGACACAACTGACAGATACGCCCCCGTGTAATACCGAACCAGACGTGGTTCGACTTGTGTACACCCTGGATTCTCTCACAGTACTTTGAATCAGTCTGGACGATGATTCGGTCGTTTCCTTTTCTAAGGACACGTCGAATGTTTGCAAGTTGTTGACCCTTGAGATACTTGCGTATGTAACGTTCTAGAGGCGCGCATGTGATTTCAACATTCACAGACTCTTTGGACACTTCATTTGTTCGAAGTGCAAAGAGCTTGAGAATTTCAGCTGAAGGTACAGAGTCAAATACGTTCCCTTCGAGATCACGCCATGGAATGTACGGCTTTGAATCAACGCCTTTTTCACGTTTGTGAGACCAGAGCATTCGAAGACCAGAGCCACCATACACGCTCGCATCAATACGTTGACTCCATTCCGGGTCACCGGGAAGTTCGAGCAGAATACGAGTTCGTAAAGCGAGCGCGTCAGACTTGGTCACAAGAACGTCAGGCCAATGGATGTGCACACCCGTCTTCACTTGACCGTCTACATCACGAGGTTCGGCACGCGCGATGATACAGCGACCCTTTTGGACGACGGAATGCATCAATTCTATGAGATTGATAATGACGTCATCTGGAAGCGCCTCTGGACCTTTGTAATCGAGATCGACGAAAAACCTGAAAACGTCTGTTTTTTGCTCCACCACATATAGTTTCTTACCGAGGCGTACTGTGTGTGTGCATTCTGTGTAA